CTTCAATGAGTTTCTTGGAGTTGATTTTCTTATTTACAGTAAAACCAAATTTCCAATCAGTTCCATCAGTTAATTTATGTTGTAATTTTGCCTCTGTGTATTCGGCTTCATCAATAGCATTGTGTCCAATCTCACTTCTAACTAAATCATAAATAATGTCAATGGGGTTTTCAAGAAAGTATTCATCTGCTAAATTTATATTATTTAATACTCCAAAGGTTTCATTATCTGTATTTATTCTGCCTTTTACATTTGCGTAATAATCTTTATCAGTTATCCCATCAAGGAAAAATGTTTGTACAATAAAAGACTCTTTAAAGTCTGTATCTACATTAAAAATAATATCTTGGTCATCACCCCATTGTGAAGGGTTTGGATATACACCTGTTGATGAAAATTTATGTTTAGGGATACCAATACTTATATGGTCAAAGGAATTTAATGATGAAAATGCACTTAAATATATTCCATCAAAAGAATCATTCCCTGTAATATTATTCCAACTATTACGAGAAGTAAACATTATATGAGGGTTATTATATCCTGTTGAGCCTGTGAAAACCCAAGTAGAGTCAGGATTATCAGTAACCCAAACTGCCCAACTTGTATATTTACCAGAACCACTTGAATAACCATGCCCATTTGTTGAATTTTCTGTTCCCCCATCTGGAGTAGTATTTGCATGACTATGATTATGGTGGGAAACATCCAATAATACATAAGTTTCAACTGCTTTTATTGAGCCATCCTCATTTTTTGCCATAGAATTAGGAACTCTTATTGGGCGTAGAATACATTTATAATATCCACGAGAATAATCTGAAACATAATCAGATGATGATTCTACGCCAAGCCCTGCATTTAAGCTCACATCAATAGTTCCTGTAATATGTCCTAATTCTGCTGTATTGGTAGTTAATAATTCTCCTCCAATAGTCCCACCAAAGGATGATTGATTATGTGAAGTTTCGTGCCAAACCATTTGTGCAAATTCTCTCACCTGATGAAACCTTAATATCCCATCTACTGTATCATTAGATAAAGTATCTCCTTCTCCCCCATAACTTTGCAAATCTGTATCAAATACGACACTTGTGTTTTCATATCTAAAATTTTCTATTCCTGCTTGAGAACCTAATTGGGCGTTTGTTTGATGGATATTTAGATACACTTCACCATCATTCACAAATAATCCCGATTTAGTAAATTGTGCGTTTCCCATTGTTATAGTTTCTTCAACTATATCACTAAATTGCCTTTCATCTACTTTCAGCCTATATTCAAGTAAATCCCCTTCTTGGTCGCTATCATCCCCAATATCTTCAGAATAAGAATAATATGGTAGAAGAGGGCTTCTATCAACGTGTCCATAAACCATTGGGATAGGTTTATTTACATATTTATCAGGTAAATAATCTGATGGGGGTGAAGAAGCCTGTGGCAAATCCTTATGTGCATTCTTTTCTGTTAAATCTTCAAGTTCTACACTAACCTTAGTATCATCGTGGGATATTCTTCTGATAATACCCTTATAAACTTGCTCTAATTGATTTGGGAGGATAGAAGGGGATTCAACAGGGGCTACCCAATTAGTAGAATTAGATTTGAAATATATAGCAACACTTGTATTTATAAGTGATGTTTCACTCAGTATATCAGAAAATCTTTTGCCCTCATACTCAATATTAGATATATCTAAAGATACGTTGGAAATCTTGAACTTCCTCGATTCTATATCAACAGATTCTTTAATAGAAGGAACATTTAACAGAATTGGCTTACAATGATAATTCCCATATATACCATTCACACCTAAATCAATATTTGTATTATTGGTGGATAGGAAAATATAAGGGGAATCGCTATTACCATCCATTATATGTTGATGAGAATCTGCATCCTTTTGTATAACTACTATTGGATATAATTGAGTATTCTGACCTTGTATATCTGACTCAAAAGACATTAAGCAACTCCTATATCAGCACCACGCCTGATGGCTTCTTTAATCATTGGGATAGCCTCATCTTCTATAAAGTCTTGGGACATAACATTGCCAGTAAAGTTTATACTTACAGCCCCTGCACCTCCACCTGCATTGATCCTATTCATTGCTTCTATACCTACAGATTCAACTGCGTTTCTTGACATTACAAATTCACCTTGCTCTGCTTCAATAAGAGTGCCACCCTGTGAGTGTCTGCGACCACCAATAAGACCACCATCTTCCATCTTCCAATGTCTTTGTGCTTGCCCTACAAGTGAACCTGCAACTGCACCTGCTGTAGCAGCCAATGGTATCCCAAGCCACCCAAATTTAGCGATAGCATCTTCCATTAAACCCATAATCATAGATTGGACTTTAGCAGCGATAACATCTCTTATTGCTGCTTCTGCTGCCTTCCCTGCATTGTCATAAGACATAGCTTGTGAAAAAGATGAGGCAACGATAGCTTGGGTTAATTTTTTCTCTAAGATTATTCTTTTTTCATATTGAGGGTCAAGCAATGAAAATGCTTCAGACTGTTTTTTCATTCCCTTTACCATATCATCTCTTTGTTGCTTCCCACTCCCAAATATATGAATCCCCTCTAAGTTAATATCATTATTAATCTTTGTGGACTCCGAGCTTTCATCTTGAGCATCTTTCATGTTTAAATACGCATCAAGCATTATTGCTAATTTTGTACTAAACCCACCAACATTAAAGGAAGTATTTTTAATTACTCCTTGATATTCAACTGTCTTATCAATAAGAAATGCCATAGCATCTGCTAAACGAACCACAATACCCAAATTATTGCCCATAGCTACAGTTGCATCAGACAATGAAGAAGATAATCTATCAAAAGATGCTTGCGAGCCTAAAACTTCTTCCCCAAGATTCCCAACCTTGCTTCTTGCAGCCTCCATTGTTGCATTTAAAAAGGCTTGTTTTTTATCAGCATCAGATAATTTATCAGCAGTTGTGCCAAGTTTTGCAGCATACGCTTCATATGCTTCATCTGCTTTAACAATAATACCAATATTATCAAGCATAAGACGAGATTGTCGACCAATACCTGTAATAAGTGACTCAACAGAACGCTTTGTGTCTACCCCTAAAGCGTTACCAAGTCTTTGGGCAATATCAAACATTTCAGCCATTTCATCTGAGTTTTTCGTAATCCCAAGAATCATCGCATTGTTTGCCTGTTGGAATAAATCAAATTGGCTCATTGTCCCATTTGTCGCAGCTTTCAATTTATCCATTGCAACTACTCCACCCTCAACGCCACCTGATAAAGTAGTAAAAGCCCTGCTCATAGACTCAACTTTGGCAGCTTCTTTAGTGAATTTTATTAGCTGTGCAACTCCAAGTCCCATAGCAAAATTAAATAACAGCAAATGAGAACGCATAGTTGCAAAAGACCCCCCAAGGAGTCTATTATTCTTTAATGCCCCATTACCTGCTTTGACACCATCATCTACCTTGCCATTTAATCTTTCTTGTGCTTGGGCTATAGAATTTATTTCATTGCGTAACTTCTTATGCCCTGTACCCTGAAATTTTATCGTTATTTTATTGTCTGGCATCTATAAGATCCTTTTCTTTCTTTGCAAGAGCATTCTTGATAACAAAAGATTTTTCAACCCACTTACCAGGTTGCTCACCATATGCTCCACTATATGCAGGAACTCCAAATTCCTTGCAGTAAATATATCTTTGTATGTCTTTCTGGTGTTCATTCTTTAATACTTTGTTTCTACAAGCAAAAAAGGGCAACTGAGAATTGACTGATTTAGCTACATCAAACTCATTGCCCTTATTATTCATTTGCTTAGTTTCCTCTATAAGTAGGTCAATTACATCCCATACATCCTCATCACAGGTAAATTCACCCATAGTATATTTCCCATCAATCTTAACAGGGACTTGAGCCTTATATGGGTAGTCGTGATACTGACACCCTCCACAACCATCAGCAATTACATTTATTTCGAGTTGGAGGGCTTCTCTTCCCCCAAGAGCAATCCTTCCTGCATCTTGAGAAAGACTTCAGTTCTCTCTTCAAAGGTTAGTCCTCTGATAAAAGCATCAGAAGAGTCCCCATCTAA